TTTCTTTCCGGGCAAACCGGAAAGAACGGATGTTGTTGATTTCATTAGCATTTGTTCTTTCCGGGTGTCCAAACCGGAAAGGCCGGAAAGCCCGGAAAGGAAGTAAGTTCTCATTCAGATATCTCCTGTCTATGGACGATTATTGGAGCGCGAACCCCCTCATCTTTAGTAGTCCAGTAGTCCACCAAATAGCTACCATTATGTATCCTGGTAGGGTCTTTTGAGTCTCTCGAAATGAGGTTGATATACTCGTTTGACTGGGTGTTTCCGATGCCGGTTTCGAGGCAGAATTCAGCTCTAATGAGGCTCCATCTCTCTGCTGATTGCTTCTTATTAAAGATGTTTTCGAGTGACTCAGCGATCTTTGTTCCCGTCCATTTCGGTGCTGCTACGGGTGCTGCTGTGCTGAATTCACTACTTAGATCGACCGCTTCTGGCACTCCGGTCCAGTCACCATTTGGTAGCTGAAACGATGACATTCTGAACCACTTTGCCTGTCCATCATCGAGTCCAAAGTTGAGTTTTCCAACGTCCATTCGCAGATGCCTTTGTGCCTCTGCTGGCTCCATCTGGATCTGCTCTGCCGTTTCTTCTGACATCCTTGCGAGTGTGACAATGCACCGTGCGGCATCCTTTAGAGATGATGCGCCGCGGCCAGATTCGGCATCGCCAGCATGGTGTTCTGAGTTGTTGCCTGTCTTTTTTGTGTGATGAACCAAGCAGATTGCAGCACCTGTATCCCGTGCAATTCGCTTGTATGCGTGGACCACCTTGTCGATGAGCGTGTTGTCATTTTCGGGGATATCGTGGGTTGAAATGAATGGATCGATCATGATGACCCCGATGCTTTTCTCGGTGCAGAACTCGGTCATTGACTCGACATTAGGTGTGAGCTTGACCACTTTATCTGACATCGATGCGATCATTAGCGGTGAACCATAGCCCGATTGAACGTAGAAATTACCCTCTAATTCCTCCTCGGTTATGCCGTACATCATGACAATTGCGCCAATCCTGCGGAGCATCTCATCCTGATCATCCTCATTATTAATGACCAAGACCGGGGTCTGCTCTTCGATCCCTTGGTTGATTAGATCGCGACCGGTTGCGACTGACAGTGCCAGTACCAGTTGCAGTGTCGATTTACCTACCCCTCCTGGGGAGAATATTGCCGAAACATAACCACGCAAGAGCAGGTTTTGAATGATCCAGGGTCGAGGTGGTATAGATGCAACGGCATCGAGAATCCCTAATCCTATCGGCAGTGGATTGAGTGCGATTAGATCGCTATCATCCGCCTGCTGGGTTCCATCAACGTGCTTTGCTGGGTTGAGCCACCCAGATTCTTTTGCCCAGTGAAAGATCGATGGGTAATCGACACCAGTGTTACCGGGTTTGAAACTGCGCCACTTCGCCTCAGCTTCTATCGGATTGAATTGCTCGAGACTTTTCTGCGACCATTCCGTCCACAACCCTTTGCCCTGCTGATAACTGCACAGTGCCAGTCCCGCTTTGATCCATAGGTCGTAATCTTCAGCCGAGAGATGAGCCAGTGCGGACCTAATGTCCGCGGTGACCTCTTCTGCCAGTTGTACCAACGGGCCCGTACTTGGTAACGCTAACCCGGTCGGCGCGACTTTCTTTGAGTGCCATGCCTCTAGTTTATGGTATACCTGCCCGATATCTTGCAATGATCCATCGCGGATAATGTCGTTGGTTACTGTGAAATAGCGACCTGATGCGTAGAACTCCACCCCTGTGCCATTGGAACCCAGTGACGGCAGTTTTTCGCCATAATTAATAGAGTGAACACCTTTCTGTGATGGTGACCATTCGACGTATCCTGGTAGCTCATCAACTATTTGAGTGAGACTGTTTTTATCGATGTCATCCAGGTCTACGCCCTGCCAGTAGCCACCCTCCTGATCTTCACCAAGAGCGAAACCTAATCCGGAATATGCGCCATCGACGATGACATCGAGCGCATCGTCGTAGGTTGCGAGGTTATCCCAGTCGTCCTGTGTGTCGAGTGTGCCTTGTCGGCGTTGTCCATTTATATAGTATGGAACCTTGCGGTTCTTTTTTGATGGGTCTTTGTTTGGTTCTGACTTCCAGAGTATCCACCTGTGAGCTGATCTCATGGAGCTTAGTGTCTTTTTTGTTGTTGTTGTGGACCACGTTGACATCATATAACACCTCTGTTTAGGAGGTTTATTGCCTTGTCATGCTGTGTCATACTGTCTCCTGTTGTATAGAAACCCCAGCAAATGTCTTCGCGGACACTGGGGTTTCGTTTTATTTAATGTGGGTAGATTTGATCTAAGGTGACCGTCCTGCGGTTTCTCTCGCAGAGGCGTATAAGTCGTCTTGCAACTGAAATCGGTGGTATCCTTGTTCCTAGCTCATAGGCTGAGATAGACGGTTGGGATACCGCTAGTGCCCGAGCGAGTGCGCTCTGAGTCATATTCAGATCTAGTCGTATACATTTCATATCGTTCATTACTGTATTCTGCGTGTGAGTATTACACCAGTGAATACGCAGTATAAACTGTATAAATTGTGCTGACAATATATCAATGAAGGAGTAGCTGTATTTTTATTACAATTCGTAGTAACCTGATCTTAACCAAGAGGAGATCGTCATGCCTGTAGGGAAACGAATTAAACATTTTAGGGAGAAGTTAGAGTTGAATCAGGGCGAACTTGCGACCCGTGCTGGCATAAAGCAAGCACTGCTATCGCATTACGAAAATGGGCGTAGAACCCCGGACTGGCCGCGGCTAAATCAGATATCTGCTGTGCTGAACTGCCAACCATCAGATCTCACTGGCGGACTTACGCGCCAGGAGTACGAAGAGAAGCACCTTGGCCGACCTACCCTTAAAGGCATCACCCGGCGCATTACGAGTAGTAGCTTGCCGCCATATAAAACGACTCTATATTATGAGGTGATCATTGAGATCATGCGCAGTGCATGTGATATGAGCGAGATCACCCCTGAGACACTACAGCGCACGATCGATGCGCTCTATGCGATAGAGATAGCGAAAAAGGATGCCCTGGAGGTAGCCGGGCTAGACTACGAAATGAACATCGACCCTATCATCTTGCAGGGGTTGCTGTGTCCGCCTGAATAGCGAGTACACCTCAAGGCCCCCAAGTGGACCCGCTTTCGTAGCGGGTTTTTTATTGCCTGAAATAAGCCACCGCAACTGCGGTTGAGCTTACCGCAACTGCGGTAACCCTCTCTTTTATACCTCGACTCTCTTGTATAAGTAATACTGATGTAGTTTTATACCGATAATACTTGCCAGTGTAATAATACAAGCGTAGTATTGACCTACTCCAAGAGAGAACGTAACCCAGACGGGCTACATAAACGAGGCAACATCATGAAGACACAGCATTACACCCTATTTAGTTCTGATCATCCTCTGGTCAGTTGCGATCTACTCCAACTCAATCATCTCTGCACTCGGCTGAACGGCAAGGGCGAAACCCCCGCTCAACGCAAAGACGCTGCAATCATGTGCGTCTCTCTCGTTCTCGGTAAACCAGTTACATGCAACGGAGTCATCTGGACCGCGGAGGCAATCAAATGAAAAACTTAGTAACCCATGTAGCAACTCTTGAGCGAATCGAACGGATGAAGTCATCGGTCAACGGTAACCCACGCTACCGCGGCTTCCTGGACAACGGTTTTTATTTTCAGACCAGTGTGGACAGTTCGTTTGCTTACAGTCTGCCGAACTACGAAGGCAAGAAAGTCACCGTGGTTATCGGAACTCATCGCGGCAAACCTACTCTCGGAGACATCTCATGAGCTACAACACACCCGATGGTCCAGCTAACACCACGGACCCAATGTCACCTGACTATGACGACTCATACGACGAGTGCGAAGAGTTAACCGCAGAGGAAATTTACGATGCCGCAGTATGAGATCCAAAAACTGAAAGTGCGCCTGGATGCGTACCGTCAGCGTCTTGCAGATACACAGCACGAAGTTGCTCTGTACCGAGGCGCTACTGTCGGCCTTGGCCTGACGCTAATCATCATTTTAATAACCGGAGCAATTCAATGAGCATCTTACAACTCACCATTCCAACAGCGATGACCGTGCCAGAGATGTGCATAGAACACACTGATCTTAAACTCAAGATCGCGCAGTTGAAGAAAAAACTCGACAAAGTTGAAAGCGATATTGTCGCTGCAGTCGATGTCAAAACCGAGGGGTCCATCACTACGAAATTCGATGGACTGAAAGTCACAACCACTGGCAAGGTCTATCGCAAAGTTGATGAGTCGAAACTGACTGAATTGCGCAAGTCGGTTAGTCGGACCATCTTTAATAAAGTGCTGAAAACCAGTCACTCGGTCACCAAGAAAGAACTGGACTACCTGATGAACAACGAACCGGAGATTTATGCCGAGTTCGCCAAGGTAATCACATCTACTGGTGGCAAAACCGCACTAAAAATCGAGGTAGCGTAATGGCTATAAATATCAAAAGCATTAAAGAGTCTGTCTCCGGACAGGGAGTTAAAGCACTGGTCTACAGCTCCAGTGGAGCAGGCAAAACCGTTTTGTGTGCTACATCAGGTATGCCCACGTTGATCCTGTCAGCAGAGGCTGGACTGCTCTCTATTCAGGATGCACCGGACTACATCCATGTTGTCGAGGTGAAAACTATTGAGGGCATTCGCGAGGTTTACAACCATCTCGCTGCAGGCACTGACTACAAGATGATCTGCATCGATTCACTCAGTGAAATTGCAGAGGTGATCCTGGCCTATGAGAAGAGCATCACCAAAGATCCTCGTCAGGCATACGGTGCGCTGATCGATGAGATGGGCGATTTGATTCGAGCCTTCCGTGACCTGCCTAACTATCACGTTTTGATGACCGCAAAAGTTGAGCGCATCAAAGATGAGGCTAACGGCACTCTTCTATATGTACCGTCGATGCCAGGATCAAAAGTAGCACAGCAACTGCCGTACTGGTTTGACCTTGTGCTTGCATACCGTGTTGACAAAGACCCGGACGGCAATGTGACCCGATGGTTACAGACGCAACGTGATGGCAGTTACGAGGCAAAAGATCGAAGCGGCAAACTGGAGGCATTTGAAGCTCCAAATATGGCCGAAATTATTTCAAAAGTAATGGGCAATATCGCCCAGAAAGCAGCATAAGGAGTATTTAAAATGGGTTTCTTAAACATCCCCCAGGATATGCAACACGCAGAGGCATCGTCGAGTTCTTTCGATCTTGTACCTAAAGGTTGGTTCAACGCAGTGATTGAGCATATCGAAATTAAACAGTCGCAAAGTTCAGCCGCTGAGTTTATGGCAGTGACCTATGTCATCACCGGTCCCACGCATGCGAACCGCAAGATCTGGAGCAACATTATGTTCTCTCCTGATCCCGGTAAGTCAACTTATCAAAAAGTGCTTGGCATGGCGAAAGGTCAACTGACCGCACTCTTTGGTGCATTCGGTTATGACTACCAGTCCACTGATCCGATGCAGTTAATCAACCAGCAGGTTGGTATCAAGGTTGGTATCAGTAAAGGCACAGGTGATTGGCCCGATAAAAATCAGGTCGATAGTTTCCGCCCAGTATCTGGTGGCACAGCACAACCCCCTGCGCAACAACCTATGCAGCAGCAACCTGCACAGCAAGCCGCACCACAACAACCTGCCCAAAATGGGCAGCCAAGCTGGAGTCGTTAAACATGACTGCCCTGAAAATTCCGGGCGATCCCACTCTCCAGGCTGCAGATGCAGCCCTGGAGGTGCGGGGTAACGCTCAAGAGTCGAGAGGCTATTACGGCACTTACTCTGCTGGAGATGAGTGTACTCGCAAGCAATGGTTTGCTTTTCGATGGGTCGCTAAAAAATCATTCCCTGCAGAGGTATTGAAGCGATTTGAAGACGGGCATGCCGGCGAGGATGTTCAGGCTGCACGATTGAAGGCAGTTGATGGCGTAACGCTGCAGACGCACGACAAATCTGGTGAGCAATTCTCTTTCACCGAGTGTGATGGTCACATGGGCGGACACTGTGATGGGCTAATCGATGGGATTCTGCAGGCTCCAAAAACACCACACGTTTGGGAGCATAAGCAGTGCGCCGACAAAAAGCTGAAAGAGTTAGACAAAGCAAAGAAAGAGCATAAAGAGTCTGACGCTCTGCGTAATTGGGACTGGGTTTACTTCATCCAGGCTCAGATCTATATGCATAAGTTTAACCGTAAGCGACACTATCTAACGTGCGCCTCTCCTGGCGGACGCAAGACCGTATCGGTGCGTACCCACTACGAAAAGGAAGAGGCTGAGAAAGCGATTGAACGCGCCAGGAAAGTGATTTTCTGCCCAAGTCCAGAAACGCTGGGGCGCATCAGTCAGGATGAAACCTTCTTCAAATGCAAGTGGTGCGACTTTTCTGATGTGTGCTACGGACATAATTTCCCTGCCGCGAATTGCAGAACGTGTGTGAACTCTACACCCGTGAAAAACGGCGAGTGGACCTGCGATAAATGGAATTCAACTATTCCGGTTGAGGGACAACGTCAGGGTTGTGAACATCACGTTTTTATTCCCGGCACTCTCACGCTAGAAGTTGCGGATGCCAATGCGGATGAGGAGTGGGTCGAGTACACCATGCCCGATGGCAGGCTGTTCAGAAACGGTCGCGACTGGGTCCGTTCTCAGGAGTTAGCCGATGCTGGACTTGCGGCTGGATCAGTCGATGTGATGGCAATAAAAAAGCAACTGGCGGCAGGCTAATTCATCATGATGAGTCACCCACACGATACGAGATACCCGAAAGGCTATGCGGTGATTGCGGATGGTTCACCCCTGATGCAATCAATCCGCCGCAGGGTATTGGTGTGTGTGGGTGTAACTCTGCTGCTCTTGATGAGCCTACCGCTCAATTATCCCTATACAAAAGTTGTTTTGAAGTGGTCTGGCAGCCCGGCAGAACTGCTCGTCCGATGACTAAACTGGAATGCGAAGACTATGAAAATTCCATATGACCATCCGCTGAAACGCAGATATAAGCATGAGCGTAGCGATTACAAAACCCCGTCAGAGGAAGCCCTTGAGCGAGGCAAAATTCGCAGAAAGATAGAGATGATCAACGAAATCATCGATATCGGAATTAAAAACACAGAGGTCTGGGAGGAGCAATGTTAAGACAGTATCAGCAGGACGCACACGATGCGATCTATAGCTACTTTGATGAGAACGCAGGTAATCCTGTCGTTGTGGTCCCAACTGCTGGCGGCAAATCACATATCATTGCGGCATTCATTCAGAGTGTTTTGAACCAGTGGCCTGATCAGCGAATTTTAATGCTGACCCATGTGAAGGAACTGATCGAGCAGAACCTAGAGAAGTTGCTCCAGGCATGGAACGAGGCTCCCGTGGGCGTTTATTCCGCAGGCATTGGTCGTCGCGATCATGACGCGCCTATTTTATATGCAGGTATTCAGAGCGTATACAACAAAGCGGATCTAATTGGCTGGACGGATCTCGTTATTATCGATGAAGCGCACCTAGTTAACCACGATCCCAACGGTATGTATCGCCGCTTTCTAGCAGATCTCCAAGAGATGAACCCTATGCTAAAAGTGATTGGCTTTACGGCAACCCCGTACCGCACAGGTCACGGATACATCACCGAAGGTGCAGACACAATCTTCTCAGATATCGCACACGATGTCAGCATCGATGAGTTGCTCGGATTAGAGTACCTATCACCGTTGACCTGCAAGCAGACTAAAACGCAGATCGATGTATCTGATGTTGGAATACGCGCAGGAGAATTTATTCACGCTGATATCGAAGAGATTGTTAGCAGCGAGAATCTTATCAACGATGCTGTTGATGAGGTTATCGCGCAAGCAGAGGCGCAGGATCGTGGCACATGGTTGGTGTTTTGTGCGGGAGTAAAAGCCGCAATGCGAACTCGCGATGTCTTTAGAGAAAAAGGCATCGAGTGTGAATGTATTACAGGAAAAACTCCGCCAGATGAGCGCGAAGCAATCATTCGTTTATATAAAGCTGGGCAGATCCAGTGCCTGACTAATGCCAATGTTTTGACTACTGGATTCGATGCGCCCTTAATTGATCTAGTTGCGTTCTTACGTCCAACAGCATCACTCACTCTATATGTGCAGATGGTTGGTCGCGGTATGCGGTTGTCTCCGGAGACAGATAAAGAGAACTGCTTGGTTTTAGATTTTGCTGGAAATGTTGTTCGTCATGGCCCAGTCAACAGAGTCAAGCCTAGAAAAATTCGCAAGGGCGATGATCCTGGTGAGGCTCCAACGAAGACCTGCCCTGAGTGCAATGAGATTTTGCATCTATCGATAATGACATGCCCGGCATGCGGTCATGTTTTTCCACCGAAACCAAAGCACGAAAAGACTGCATCGACCTACGATATTCTCGCGGCACAAGGTGATGATAGTCGATGGCATGAAGTGCTTCGGATGGTTCCAGGTCGGCATCAGAAGGCAGGCAAGCCGGACTCGTTCCGACTGACTTTCCACTGTGGATTAACTTCATTCTCAAAATGGTTTTGCTTTGATCACACGGGTTACGCAAAAACTGCGGCGCAATCACTATGGCTGAAAATGGGAGGCACTCAGCCTGCACCAGATAGCACTACAGATGCACTTGAACGTGCGGCATGGGAACTGCCAACACCTACAGCGATTTTAGTTGATCAAAACGGACAGTACCCCGACATTAAAAAATATGACATGGGAGATGCATCGTGATTCCTGCACAGAGAGCGCGACTGACAATGAAAAGGGTTAAGGCAATGCGATTCCTGTATTGGTGTAGCAATCACAGTATTAAGCAGTTGCATGAGATGTATTTATATAACAGAAGCACGATATATGACGCTGTACATTATGTGACATGGAGGCATGTATCAGACCCGTTTAGCCATAAACAAATAACGCGAACAGAAATACACCGAAACTCACAATCTTAATAACTACCTGGAGACAATCTATGGCACGACCTAGACTAAGCACACAGCAGACCATTTTATTAGTTGATCTGCTCCGCGCGAATCCGGAAGTAATCACAGCATACATCCCAGAAGAGGCGACAGATCGACTCAACCAGGAAATTGATTTCTTGCTAACAGAGGCATCGCTGAGAAGACTAGCGAAAGAACTGAGCTTAAAGTTTGCTAAACGTCCGCGCAAAACTAACGCAAGCAAGACCGAAATAAAACTTGTTGTTCTCGCTAAAACGTTATCGAAAATGTTTGTCGATACGCCACCGCATTTAGCGATGATCATTAGTCACCAGAGTGCTGAAAAAGTTCAGGACGCTTTCGATCAGTGGAATCCAAAATAAAACCACATCCGTGAAATAAACTAAATGGAGATTACTTAGAACTATGAACATACCAGAACACCCAGCAGAACAGCGGAAACTGTTATCAAGAGCAATGCAGTATAAGCGATATCGTCAGAGTCACATTCGCATTCATCAAGCCGAAGGAACAGCGCAGAAAGTCAAAGCGGTTGAGCATTCGAATCGAGTACTGCAAGAAATCATTAGATTGATAGCGGAGAGGAGGTGAGCGATGCCTGATATTTCTATGTGCAACCAGCCCTGCCCTCGACGTTTTGAATGTTACCGGAGTGAAGCAAGTGGGACGAAACCCAACTACCACCAGCAGAGTTACATGCTTTTCCCAATGCCTGCTAAGGAAACACCTGAAGATTGTCACGGGTGGTGGCCGATAAGCGAAGAGGTTGATAAATGGAAGCTCCACTAGAGAAAGAAATTAAATCAGTCTGTGACGAACTTGCAAGTTTCCTGATCGCTAAAAATAAAGCGTATGGCAATTCAGCAATATCGCCCCAGCGAATCTTCAGTAAAGCAGACCCAGTGGAACAGTTGCTGGTACGTATGGACGATAAACTTTCGAGGATTGCTAACAGGCAGGATGACGACGAAGATCCGTTTCTTGATCTGATTGGGTATTTGATTCTGCATAGGATAGCGGGGAGAGATAAGTGAATGTTGCGCTGCATGACAGTGACAATACTAAGTTCCCTAATCTCGCATTGATGAAACTGAGTGCGTGGCATAAGGCGCAGGGCGATACTGTCGAAATATTCAGCCCCTTATTTGAGTATGACAAGATTTACAGCAGCAAGGTCTTTACCTTTACACCAGAGGATCCGTACTTGCCAGACGACACAATTAGAGGCGGCACTGGGTACGGATTAACCTCTGATCTACCGCCGGAGATTGAACACATAATGCCCGATTACGATCTCTATAGAGTAAAGCACTCTATCGGCTTTTTGACGAGAGGCTGCAATCGTACTTGTTCATGGTGCGTGGTTCCTGGCAAAGAGGGCAAAGCACACGGTCATGCTGATATCGAGGAATTTGCAGCGCATAAAGATATTGTGCTGCTGGATAATAATGTACTCCAGCACGAACACGGCATACAGCAGATAGAGAAAATTGCCCGTCTTGGTCTGCGGGTAGATTTCAATCAAGGTCTGGACGCTAGAATGATAGACGACAGTATCGCTAGACTGCTCGGCAAAGTGAAATGGTTAAGCCCAATACGCCTAGCCTGCGACCACAAAGGTCAAATGAAAAGCATAGCAAGGGCAGTGGAGTTGCTGCGGTGGCATAACGTCACCCCAAGGCGCTATTTCTGCTATTGCCTAGTGCAAGACGTAGACGAGGCAGTGGAAAGAGTGCGGTTCCTAAAAGGGCTGGACGTTGACCCTTTTGCTCAACCCTATATCGACTTTACCGGGCAGTCCGAGCCTACGCTAGAACAGCGCACTTTCGCCCGCTGGGTGAATCATAAAGCAGAGTTCAAGAGTAGAACATGGGATCAGTACAAAGCGGCAAATCTTGCTGCTTAATATACGGAGAAAATTAAAATGAAAAGGATTCAAGACGCATTATTTATTATCTCATTGTTGGCGTGGCTGGTGTTCACGCTGGGTGCGATTGTG